TTAGCAAAGCACATAGGGGATGTTATAAAAAATCAAAATACATACGGTTAAGATACTTATTTTAATATAAGACACTACAAAAATTACCTTACAATCTATTTATTATAAAAGAATAATAAGATGTCAATAGGAACAAATACAGGTGGAGTTCAATTTGGTGGGATGCTAGGTCCTTATAAACCTAATGTTAGCTCTACAGTGGCACTCAGAAATTTTCTACTGAGTAGAAACTTACAAAGCTCCTATCTTGCAGACGGTAACTCAATCTCCCCACCCTGGGGAGTCCAAACACCAGGAGGTGAAAAACTAAACCAATTTTACGAATACTCTGTAATAGACCAAAAGACAGTAGAAGAACTAGCACCGCCAGAACTACAAAGTTTATTTTTAAATAATAGTTATGGACCTGAAGGCGGGTATAGTGATATACAAACTATAAATGTAAGAAAAGTCCTACCTAGAAGAGGTGTAGACTATGTAACCCCTAATACCCTACAACCTAAGTCATTTGTGTCTTCTGAATATACACCTGCGGAAATCCTAGAAACAGTGAATATAACCAACGGTATAGTTAACACACTTAATAGTAAAATTTTAAATGATAGTGAGTTACAACTAAGGTCTAGTGGTGAATTAAGAGAACAATTAGGGTATAATCAAGGTTGGTCTGAAAAAGATTTAACTGAAGATGGGTCTTACATGTTTAATGTAAGCTCAACTCCAAACGAAAAAGAATTAGACGGCACGGATTATTTATCCAGAATTACAAATTTATATTATGGTTATTCTAATATACCTGGATATTATTTTGAAGGTATCTTTGTACCTGATATTAATTATTTGAGTAAGAACGGTATTAGTATGACAGGTACTTTTGGTAATATACAAGCTACTGCTAACGCTTTAGTAAATATTCTGGGTGGAGGAAATAATATCCCTACAAATCCTACATCCACACCAAAACCTAGTGATAATTTTATAAATTATATGGGTTATGCACAACAAAGAACACTTTTTACATCTTTAAGTTATAATATATATAGACCGGATTATTCTAGAGTACAACTACGTTCCGGCGTAGAAAATGTAACCCCATATTATTATGTAGGGTCAAAATCTTCAGACCCCACACATATACAATCCCCTATGGGAGCTATCCCACATGATGAGTTTGGAAGACCTATAAATGCTTTAGTTTATGGCCCTTCTACATTAGCTAAACAATTAGAAACAGTAGATGGTCAAGCTTTATGGCCTTATTATATATTTGGTGTACAGGGTTATGCATATACTGACGGTGGTAGTTTAGCGGGAGGATGGACATGGATGGGAAATCAATCATTTGCTTCCACAAATGCCCCGTTCGATTTATTAGCAACGAGGTCATTCCAAAAACCAAAAAGAAAAGGAGGACTCTTAGACGAAACTCAAAAACTTATTGATTCAGCACCATTAATGGGGGGTGCAAGAAGAAAACATGCTGGACACGCTATAGACCAAACTTCTAAACGATTTGATGATGGTTATAAAGAAATATCTAAAGGGTCAGGTGTAAGATTTGTTGATGAAACTAATGGTGTATTTGGTATCGGTGCAGGATTAGCTGCAAGAGAATTTTGTAGAACTTGGACTAAAGATAACCCATATTGGAAAATGGATAATCTTCAGAGTTATAAAGGTAATCATTTAAAAAACGATTCTTCTGTATTAACTAATACTTTTAATTTAAATATAGCACCTATTTTTGGTGTTAATGTTGATGCAAATAAAACAGAAAAGAATGTAAAAAAATATATGTTTTCTATTGAAAATCTTGCATGGAGAGGGACATCAGAACTTTTAAAATTACCTAAAACTGAGAGAGGGCCTAATGGCGGTAGAGTTATGTGGTTTCCACCCTATGACATTCAAGTCGGAGATACAAATTCTGCACAATGGAATTCAGTTAATTTTTTAGGTAGACCAGAACCTATATATACATATAATTATACTGAAAGAATTGGTACATTAGGGTTTAAAATGGTAGTTGACCATCCATCAATCTTAAATACTATAGTAGAAAATACATTAAAAGGAATACCAGATTATATAGCTGACCAAGCATTAGAGGCATTTTTTGCTGGTTGTAAGGAATATGATATTTATGATTTAGCTTCTATGTACCCTAATTTATCTGTTGATGATATTATTAGTTTACAGAATGATGTAACTGCAGAATATGAGGCAGACGCTGAGGGAACTTTAAAGGATAATACTAATGTGGTAAATTCAGCGGTAAACCCAAATGGAGAAGAAGGAGAATTTAATACTTCCGATGGTGGTACTGGTGACAATGAAGGTGTGTTTAACACGGAGAACAATAATAATAATAACGCTAATAACACCACTGAGAATACTTCTTGGGGCGACAAGTGGAATTCCTTCTGGGGCAAGAAGGAAAATGTAGGAGAAAATCCTAACGATGAAGAACAAACTGCCGCAAATAATCAAAGTAAGACAGAGAAAAAATTAGATACAGCAAAAATATTAGCTAAATTATTAGGAGAAGAAAATTATTTTAATGCCTTGAAAGAGGACGATGAATTTATATTTAATTCATTAAAAAGACAATTACAACATTTCCACCCAGCATTCCATTCTATGACCCCTGAAGGTCTAAATAATAGATTAAGCTTTTTATTACAATGTACCAGACCAGGAAATACCATACCAACAGTAAATAAAGACGGTAGTATAGATACAGAAAGAGATGTTGATAACACAGCATTTGGAGCCCCTCCAATTTGTGTGTTAAGAATAGGAGATTTTTACCATACTAAAATTGCAATTGATTCGGTAAGTTTTAGTTATGACCCATTAGTATATGATTTAAATCCAGAAGGGATTGGAGTACAACCTATGATAGCCACAGTTTCTATGAACTTTAAATATATAGGAGGACAAGGATTAGAAGCACCAGTTTCTGAGTTACAAAATGCATTATCTAATAATTTCTTTGCTAATACCGAAATGTATAACAATAGAAGTATAAAAACTACAACGGGTGAAGAAAAAAGTCTTACCGACGAACAAGAGATAATAGCAGAATTAGAAGCAGAACAAGCTAATGCTGCAAATGGAAGTGGAGATGGTACTGATAATAAAGGTGGTAGTTCAGATGGAGACCAAAAAGGAAAAGGCTGGAAAGAATTTTGGGGTACAGGCCCATAAAAATATAAAATATGGCACAAATATTAAATTATAAAAACTTATTAAATACTTTTGTAGATGAAAGTAAGGCATATTCTTTAGATGTTAAAAACAGACTAAGTGATTTATTCTTATACCACAGTATGGGAGCAGTAGAAGAAGTAATGTCTTCTAGAAATTTCTATAGTGGTGCATTTGGAAGTAGTCCTGGTAATTTAGTAGGGATACCTAAAAAAGTTATCAGTCGAGTAAGTACCTATTATACTACTCTTAAAGAAAATATAAGTGCAGAAACCACATCAATACAAACCCAATTTAATACATGTTCACCATCGGAGTATGAAAAATTATATGTAAAGAACTTATTATATGATACTTTAGAACAACAACTATCTGAAACAATGGCTCAGACACTTAAAGTTGTTAATAGTTTTAGAGATTCACAAAATAAAGTTGCCACAACAATAGACAAACTAAATTTTGTAACCTCAGATAGTTATGATGGTCAATATATTAATCCTAATGGAGGAAGAGTAGTGGCATTTCAATTAACAGGGATAACATCTACAACATTAGTTAATAGTTATATTTCTAGCACTACTTATTTTAACACTTATATTACAAATAATGTAAATACTGCTTTTACAAAAAATTATCCAGGAAGTGAAGAATATCTTTTCTTTAGTCCACTTATGTACACAAATGAAGTAACCCTATTTACATTTAGTTATAGGACACAATTAAAAGAATTATTAAAATATAGAAAAAGTACTTTATATGATAATCTTTTAAATAATGACCCACACGGAATAACAGGTTTAAGTACTAGCACTAAATTGAGATTTAAACAAAAATTAAATAATATAATTATACCATGGATAAATTATGATACTAGTTTAATGACACAAAGACTTACAAATAATTTAGAGGGTGGGTATGAAACATTAGAAGGTGTCCTAAATAGATATTATTCTGACTTTGATGTAGGATACAGTATTAATACTGGTACTACAGCAGAAAATTTGGTTAGAATTAATTTACGTGATAAAAATATTGGAATTTCTGATTCACTGTTTAATTTCAAAATATTATCACAATTATATGTTAGTTAAGAGAGATGAGTTACTATAATAGATATAATGAATTTGTTGTAAGTGGAGATTTTATTATGGTTCCAAGCATAAGATTAACACCTAAATCTAGTGATAGAAAGATAGTTTATAAATTAGGGCAAACTAGATTTGATAAATTATCGGAACAATTTTATAGTTCACCTTATTATGGATGGCTAATAATGCAGGCCAACCCGGTATATGGTGGACAAGAGTGGAATATACCAGACGGAACAATAATTACAGTACCATTTCCATTAATGCAATCACTAGAGGACTATAAATCAAAACTAGACCAACACTTCCTCTATTATGGCAGATAATTTAAATTCAGGAAACATATTAACCCAACAAATAGGGGGAAACGTTGTTTCAATAGACCCCAATAGGTTAGTTGCACCAGATGGGAAAATAACAGATAGGTTAGTTAATCACGAAGACTTAGTAATGTATGCTAATCTTACTGCTATGATTATTCCACGTAGTAAATTATTAATAGGTGCAGCAGCAGGAGATGAAATAAGAATAGAGATTGCAGATGGTGAATTAAATTTTTTAAAACCAAAAGGTAAAACTTCTTTTGACTCAGATTGGACAGAAGCGTTTACAAATCCCGATGTAAACAAACAGATTAAAACAACAACTAAAGAAGGGGTAACCATATCAAAGGAAATCAAAAATCAAAATGATTTTCAAGGATTTGGAATAACTTCCATAAGTATTAAAATAAACTCATCTTATATACCACAAGTTACTATAAATTTTACTGATGTTAGGGGAAAAACATTATTTGAACAAGCGAGAGTTAATACTCCTTATACTGCTTTTTTTCACCTCCCATACCCTACTTTTTTCTTAACCATAAAAGGTTTTTACGGTAAAGCAGTACAGTACCAACTGACCATGGAAAAATTTGTAGCTAGATTTGACCCAAGTAGTGGTGATTATTTAGTTACTTGTGATTTTAAAGGCAATCATATTGCAATGTTAAGAGATATAAATATGCATGAGATAGTTACCGCTCCATATATGTATCCTACCCGCACAGATGCTGATAGTGGTGATATAACAATGACCAAAGGAAGACAGTATTTAGAAGAAGTTTATGGTGAATATTATTCTAAAAAGTTAATTGGTGATGATATTTTCGATAAAAAATATACCGTAGTTGAATTAATAGAAAAAATACAGGCAATAGATAATGATATGTCCAATGTATTCGGTAAAGCACCGATGGAAGCTACCACTCATAAATTAGAATATGCAGAAACACTTAAGAAGTTTAGAGAAGCTGTTACTGGTAATAAAGGTTGGGCTGGCAAGTACTTGGACACAAGAACTGTAATGAGAAGAAATTTAACAGTAATAGAACCCCCAATCCCATCTCCAGGTATTCCTGGGAGTGGAAGTGGTGTTAATACGGGAAGAACTATAACAACCGCCGCATACCCATTAAAAGGAATGTCAGCAGCAACAATGGAAACGGACCCAACAAAAAAATTAGCAAATAAGAAACGAATTGTAGATTCCGCTAAAAATGCTTTAGCTGTTATCGTTAATAAATATAAAAAATTACTTAGTGAAAATCCTACATTTAATTCACGAAGTAAAGAAATGGACGGTAAATACAGAGTACAAACTAAATTCAATGATAATACTTATGACATCTATGAGAGTTCAAAAGTAGAAGGAATGCAAAAAATTGATGGTATAACTGCCTCGTTAAAACAATCCTTAGCACCTTGGTTTGCATTTGAAGGGAAACCAGAGAGCTTTATGACTGAATGGTTGACAACAAAAAATATATTTAATGATAAAGCTAAAACTTTAGCAGAAGATTTAAGTGTAATATTAAATACTAGACTAATGGCTGAAATAGGTTTTAAACCTACAATTAGAAATGTTTTTGCTATAATTCTAGCTGGTGCAGATACATTTCTTAGATTGTTAGATGATGTACATACTGATGCTTTTGCACAAAGACAAAACCCCCAACGATTAGCCGTAGCAATCGACTCAAATGATACTGCTCCGACCACAGCTAAAGCCAATCAAATAGTATATCCCTGGCCACAATATTATAATGTTGAAGAACAACCAAAAGGTGAAGGTGGATGCAGTGTCACATCTTCAGTTTTAACTTATCCTGGAGCTTCAAACGTAATAGCAACTACCTTAGCTAATGATAGTACAATCTGGCCTGAAGTTAAATTTGTAGAAGAATATACTAAAACTACAAATTATAAATATGCTTCTTTTACCCCACCAATAAATAATGAAGGTATTAATAAAGATTTTACACCCATAACTGTTTATGATTGGACGCCTACCTTAACTCCTTATGATAGTATGGAAGATTTAGATGTGTGGTATGAAATATTAGATAGAGCACAAATTGCTGTATTAAGAGGGGGACTAATGACCAGATATCAAGGAATAACTAATACGGCACTTGGACAAGCGATAACTGAATTAGCAAAATATGACGCATTAAATTTGTATCAGAGATTAAAACCATTCGCAGCTAGAAAACAAGTTTTTTTAGATTTAGGAGGTATGGCAGAAATGTTGGGGATACTCTCTGAAGCCGATTACGGAAGATTCTTTACTTATCAACAATATGGAACCATTACGCCATTTAATAATAGACCAACTTATGACATAAACTTTAAACCAAATCCTTTTACTGTTAGAGCACAACAATTCGAAGAAAATACTAGAGCACTACAAATAGGAAAAACAAATAGTCTATATGATTTAGCCCCTACTATTTTTGGCCCATGGGTAAGTCTGAATTTTGCTAATGGTGAAACCCTAACACAAAATGATTTTTATGATATATCTAAGAATTTAATGTATGATATAAACGATAAAAATGTTTTAGCAGATGTGTGGACAACAACTTATCTAACAGATGGAAAATACTCTTCTTCATTATTTATAGATGAAGACCAAGAATTACTAATAGAAAGAAAAAATAACTCTAATGCTTTAAATACTGTAGGCACCGTTGATGAGGCTTATGCATCCTATTCCGAAAATAAATTTCTTACAGAAGGAGATATCATATTTAATTCCCAAGTTACAGTTATTCCTGGTGGCGGGACTAATACCCAAGCTACACCACTCAGATTAACTTCTATGTTGAATACCCCTTATTTTATAAATTCATTAATTATGGGGGTAGATGCTGAGAAAAATAGTTTGAATTCCAATCCATATACTCACGCAGCATATTTACTTTTAAATTCTTTACCACTACCAACATTCAGAGAAAAAGCTTTAGGAAAAATTTCCAACGAAACAGAAGTTTCAGAAGACGTTGAATTTGGTAACTACCTATCTCAAATATTTAACCAAATGCCTGCAGTACATAAGGTACCTACATCTCTTTTATTAAGAATAGGGTCTGTATGGTGGAGATATAAAAATGAAGTACAAACAACAGTTGACCCTCTTGATGCTATATGGGGAAATTTAGGAAAAGTAAGCACACTATCATGGTCTTCGCCAAAAGATGTGTATGATGATGTAACAAATAATATAAACATCACATATAATCTTGTAGAAAATGGAACTTCATATGCGTATAATGCTGAGCTAGCCACTCCACGAGTTATGCAGGTGGGGGTTTATCCAGCTTTAATAGATACACTCCACTATATTGTTACAGGGAATGATAGTTACACTAATGGTGGGGCAGGATTTACTTTAAATGATTTAATTGGTGGTCCAGGAATGGCACCTTTAACAATAACACAAAATTCTTCTATCGGTTATACTTCCACTGATGATAATACAGAAGTAAAATTTTATAATGTTTTTCTAGATTCTGCAAATATAACTAATACTGCGGTAGGAGTTACTAATGTCAATCAACCGTCAATAGGGCACTATTACGTTCTTTATCCTTCTTCAGGTGGTTTAAATCAGACAGATGCAAGTACTTATGATAATCCCACATTCATGAATCCTGCTTTACATAATGGAGCGGCTAGAATTTTATGGGGAGCTTCTAATTATGGTTATTTTGAACATAATGCCTCCTACCAGTCTACCGCTTGGGAGTATTTCAAGAAAATTGACCCAACCCAAGATAAACAAGAAGCTTGGCAATTTAAAGCAGATAGTGATTATTCTACAATACAAGTATTACGTGCAGTATTTAATACGGAACAATTAGATGCTTTTGAACAACAATTTTTAACTTTTAGTACACCATTAGGAGATAGTAATCTTGGTGGTTCTTTAAAGGAATTAGTTAAGGAATTATGTGTGGTGGAACAAGATTGGATAGACATGGTAGCTACTAACATAACTTCTGCCCCAATAAGTAGTAAGATTTTAGCTGAAGCACAGTTAATAAAATTTAATACTTCCATGTTCCACTTCTTAAATAAAAAAGTAGAATATATACACAGAACGACCACCAATATAGACTTAGTAATTGGAGGGGCTCCACTGCTAGAAAGATTAAATTTTATTCATAGTATAAATCATGGTGAAGGCGTCAGTGTAGCAAATCTTACCGACCTTTATGGTTCGTATACCTCAGGAGTACAGATTCCAACAGCAGGAAACGTTTTTGTTGGAAACCCAGTGGAGTACCAAGCGGTCAGAATCAATATTGGGGAATACTACGCAGGAGAAGGAGACCCACAATTTCAAAATCTTGTACCACAGGATATAACTAATCCTATATATAACTTTTTTACAACACTCACACCTAATGGATTACCAGACGGAATACAGTTTGATGTAACAAATATAACACTTTTTGCACCGTTTATTAGATTATATGCCTCTTATTGTACCTTAAATACACCTATTACAGCAGCGGAGTTTTTAAACATTTTGATGGCTGATATTGATGGATTACAGAACACACAAGAACTCTATATAGGTAATTTATTAGAGGAAACTCAGAAATTAATAAAAAAGCATATAGAAGATGATGATACAACTGTGAAAGTTAATCCTGTTGATGAAAGACCTGAAGTTACAGGGGATGACCTTAAACTAGAATTATATACTCAGTTTAAAGTATTAAATGACAGATGGATAGCTGGAACTAATGTAATGAACAACACATTATTTGAGAAATTTGTATTCTTAGATAGAGGAAATCAGGATATTGGAGATGAAGCAATTATTAATATTTGGGATATTCTACTATTAGATTCACCTTTCTCAGAGACAAATTCTAAAACCTTAACACAAAGTGTAGCCAGTTATTTAAGTACAATATTAGGAAATAATTATTTTAATTTTATTCCTTTACCTTCATATATTAATTTCTTTAATATGGAAAAGAAAGGAGTAGACACCACCCAAATGGGAAATGCACTATTTGGAACATTTAAGACAGTAGACTATATAGATTCTAGTCCAGCATTTTTATGTCAATATGTTGGAAAACCATCAACTCAATTATCAATTAAAACTCCTAATAATGGGTATGATAATGATGCTTTTGATTTTAATTCTCCAAATTCTCCATTAGTCACAGAAGATTGTGGAAATAAACATCTATCAAATAAAGTAATTGGGTTTAGTGTGGATTTCGGGCTACCAAATCAAAATATTTTTGAATCAATAACACTAGACCAATCACAATATCAAAATACATCTGAAAGTTTTAAAATATTACAAAGTATGGCAGATTCAGGAGGTGGAGGAGCAACTTCTATGGCATCTGTATCTCTTTATAATATTTATGCGAGCAGGTCTTATACAGCAAAAGTAACATGTGTGGGAAATGTAACAATCCAGCCTACCCAGTATTTCCAATTAAGATATCTTCCAATGTTTAATGGACCTTACTTAATTATTAATGTAGACCATGAAATAAGACCTAATAATATCGAGACTACATTTGAAGGTATCAGAGTTCCTAGGCCATCTTTACCACCTATTACTGATTTAGTACAGAGAGTAAATAAAAAATTATATGAAACAGCAGAGAAAAGATTAGGTGAATTGCCTATAGATTTATATTTTGACGGTTTAAGCTCAACAGAATCACAGAAAAAATTAGCCTCAATACAAAATGGTTATATAGAAACTGGAACTACTTGGCAAACACAATATGTTTTAGATGATAATGTTAGTTGGGAAGATGTTACTTTTAGTGGAGGCACATTCGTAGTTACACCAAATGAAGACCCAGAAAAAGGACATCTCGGTATAGATATAGTAGTAGCATCAGATAATATAGAGCAAGCCAATGACCCAAATGGTGGTATATTAATTTATCCTACAATTTATGGTACTGTTACTAAAGTTGTGGATGGGTGTAAACCATTACAAAAAGAAAATGATTGTGGAAAATATGGTAATTATATAGAAATTAAGACACTACTTCATACTAATCCTAATGAAGGGGATACTTCTTATTATCTTACCCGTTATACGTTTTTAAGAGAAGATTTATCTGTAAATAAGGGAGATGAGGTATTAAGAGGAGAGGTAGGGCCTGGGACAGGCAATAAAATTTTAGGTAAAATGGGTAATAGCGGCTTATCTAAAGAGATACATTTACATTTAGAAATACTGAGAGGGGTAATGAAAGAGGGTAAAATAGTAGAACATTATTTAAATCCAGCACAATTTTTACCTAGGACCAGGACATAGATAATAATCTTGACTATTAATGATTTTACATATATTTATAGGTATAAAGATTATTAAATTATGATTACAGAAGAACTTAAACAAAAACTAGAGAATTTTTTAGGCAAAAAAACTGATAATGTTGTAGATAATGGACAAACAGACGAAGGGCAACAAGTTTGTGATTTAGATACAGGGATTTGTTACACAATTAAAAGTAGAGACGGTTTAATAGAAAGAGTAGAAAATAGTATTAGAATAAATAGAAAAGTACAAGTAGAATCCCCATCAGGACAAGTAAAACAATTATTAAATGGCTAATAATATCGAAAAAGAACTCTTAGACGAACTTAAGAGATTTAATCAGATAAAACACAATAGTGAAAATCTGAACGAACAACAGATTGCTGCTATGGGTGGAATTGCCAATTTAGGTATGGGAAGTCATGTAGAAAGACTTTTAAAACGCGCAAAAGCTATGGAGATGGCTGAACAAGAAGGTGAAGAGATGGACATTGACGATGTAGAAATCCCTACTGACCCAGAAGCAGAGGGAGAAGAATCACCTATCGGTGATGAAATAGAGATGGATATGGGTGATGAAGAAATAGAGATGGATATAGGAGATGAAGAAGTGGATGTTGGAGATGAAGCAGCTGTAGAAGATATAGGAGATGAAGATACCAAAGAACTTGATGTTACTGACCTAGTAACCAAACAAGACGAAGTAAATACTGAATTATCTGACCAAAAAGATATATTACAGAAGAACACACAAAGTTTAGATGACTTAATGACCAAATTAGATGACCTAGAAACACATCTAGCATCAATGGACGATATGGTTAATAAAATAGAACAGTTAGAAGATAAACTTGAAGAATATAGACCTAGAACTCCAGAAGAAAAAATAGAATTAAGAAAACACGATAGTGGCCCATATAATAAAACACTTAGTGACTTTTTTACTGACAAAGAAGAAATTTTTGACAAAACAGGAAAAAAACAATATATTTTAACTCAAGACGAAGCGGAAGATTTCAGTGATAGTGATATCGGAAAAAGTTTTGCAGACCCCGAAGAAGAAGAAGAAAATTTCACTTTTTAAATAAAAATTAGACATCTCCTTTATTTGACATCCCCCAATTATATTAGTATATTTACCAATATGTTTATTAATTAATAATATTTAAAAAAAAAATTTATGAGTAATAGTTTAGATGCGGTTTTAGCCCAATACGAAAAAAACAAACAAAGTGGTGGTTCAACAAAATCACAAATGACATCAGAAGAAAGAATGAAACAATATCTTTCACTAATGTTACCACAAGGAACCAAACAAGGAGAAAAAAGAATTAGAATTATACCAACAACAGACGGTACATCACCATTTAAAGAAGTATATTTCCATAACACACAAGTACAAGGAAGGTGGATAAAACTTTATGACCCAGGAAAAGATAATGAAGGAAAACCATCAGGAGAAAGAAGTCCTTTAAATGAAGTAGAAGAAGCTTTAAGATTAGCGGGTGATGTACAATCAAAAGAATTAGCACGCTCTTATCGTTCACAAAAATTTTATATTGTAAAAGTTATTGATAGAGATAATGAAGAAGATGGTGTAAAATTTTGGAGATTTAAACATAATTGGAGAGGAGATGGACCAATTGATAAAATTATCCCAATATGGAGAAATAAAGGGGATGTAACTGATATTAATGAAGGAAGAGACTTAATTCTTGTTCTTCAAAAAGTTCCATTAGCAGGTGGTAGAGGTGAATACACAACAGTAGCTTCTGTTATGTACGAAGACCCAGGAAAATTATCTGAAGACGAAGGTAAAGTAAAAGAATGGACAGAAGATGAAAGAACATGGAAAGATGTTTATTCACAAAAACCAGTTGAATACTTGGAAGCAATATCCAAAGGATTAGACCCAGTATGGGATTCTGAACTTAAAAAATATGTTTATGATGACCCGACAGCGGTTAAAAATACTACCACAACAAGTACATTAGGTGGTACTACTGACCCACAAGCAAACGACCCACAAGACGAAGACTTACCATTTTAATTATAGGATTATGGGATTGAAAAAAAGAACATTTTCTGATTTGAAAGATAAATTTTCTAAAAAGGCTAAATTTAAACAAGAAAGATTTTTTGATTTAGGTGAGGCCTTTCTTGATGCAACAGGTTTACCAGGTCCTGCTATGGGCCATTTACAAATGTTTTTGGGTCATTCTGATACAGGGAAAACTACAGCTTTAATTAAAACAGCAGTAGATGCACAGAAAAAAGGAATTCTTCCTGTTTTAATTATCACAGAACAAAAATGGGATTTCTCATATGCTAAATTATTGGGTTTAGACTGTAAAGAAGTTGTAGATAAAACAACAGGTGAAATTGATTGGGATGGATTCTTTTTATTTAATAATGATTTTGAATATATAGAACAAATAACGGATTATATAAATCATTTATTAGATGCACAACAAAAAGGTGAAATACCATATGATTTATTATTTATGTGGGATTCCGTAGGGTCTATACCATGTAAAATGACTTATGATGGTAAAGGAGGTAAAATGCATAACGCAGCAACTTTAGCCGATAAAATAGGTATGGGATTGAATCAAAGAATAGGAAAATCTAGAAGAGAAGACTCCAACTATACCAATACATTAGTAGTAATAAACCAACCATGGGTAGAATTACCAGATAACCCATTTGGACAACCAAAAATTAAAGCTAAAGGAGGAGAATCACTTTGGCTAAACTCAACGTTAGTATTTAGATTTGGTAACCAAAAAAATGCTGGCACAACACACATTTCTGCAGTAAAAGAAAAAAGGAAAGTAAAATTTGCTACCAGAACTAAAATAACTATAATGAAAAATCATGTGAATGGTTTAGGTTATGAGGACGGTAAAATTTTAATTACCCCACACGGATTTTTAGCTGGAAGAGAATCCACTGAAGAAAAGAAATCAATTGAAAAATATAAACAAGAATACGCCACCTTTTGGTCCGACCAATTAGGAACTGGTGGTGAGTTCGATTTAAAAATAGATAAAGAAAATGACTAAATTAAAAACAGGAGACAAAGTAAAAGTACATTATATTGGTACCCTTCTTAAAGATGGTTCACAATTTGATAATTCTCGAGATAGAGGAGAGGGCTTAGAATTTGCTATTGATAGCGGCCAATTACTTAAAGGATTTAATGATGCAGTAAAGACTTTAGATGTGGGGGGTACAGCTACAGTAGAATTAAAAGCATCAGAAGCTTACGGTACATACATCACCGAAGCAGTAATAACAGTTCAAAAAAGTGAATTCCCAAAAGATATGAAATATGACCTTAACGGGTTCATACAAGGTAAAGATAACGAAGGAAGACCAGTTCAAGGACAAGTTATTAAAATAGAAGAAAATAGTGTAAATTTAGATATGAATCATCCTCTAGCTGGAGAAGATTTAAAATTCGAAATTGAATTATTAGAAGTAGTAGAGTAAAAAAATTGTTTAACCCTTTAAACGTGTGTCTTGACAAGAACATTATTAGTTGACGGAAATTCCTTATTAAATACTGGTTTTCACGGTATAAAAAATATGTATAATGGTACAGACCATATAGGTGGGCTCTACCATTTTCTTAATGCCCTTAGAAAACATATAGACGGCTATTTAATCACCAAGATAGTAGTATTTTGGGATGGAGAAGAAAACACACATCCACGACTAAAATTATACCCTGATTATAAGTTAAATAGAAGATTAAAAAAGAAATCTGAAGATGACTTACAATCTTACGCTAAACAACAATTACGTATACAAGAGTATCTAGAAGAACTTTATGTGAGACAGTCAACTTTTAAGTTATGTGAAGCAGATGATTGCATAGCCTATTATTGTGAAAAATCCCAAGAGGAAGAAATTATAATTCTTACATCTGACAGAGACTTATTACAATTAATATCTAATAATGTGTCCTTACACATTATTTCACTAAATAAGTTATTTAAATCAGGTGATAAAGTACCGTTAAATGGGGTATATATCCCATCAAATAATGTTAGAGTAGTTAAAACTATTTGTGGTGACTCTTCCGATAATATAGATGGTATAAAAATGGTAGGGATAAAATCATTAGTAAAAATAAAACCAGAGTTATTGGAAGAAAAAGTAACCTTAGATGATATAATAAAAACAATAAAGTTAAAAGATAAAATTACGAATAAGGAAAAAAATATTATAGAAGGAATAACTAAAAAAGAACAAAAAAATGAGTCAACACTAGAAATTAATTATAATATTATAGGTGTTGGAAAACAATTTTTAACCAAAGAAGCGATAAAAGGAATAAAAGACCTATCAAAAAAAGCGATAGACCCAGAAGGCAGACATTGGAAAAACGCTTTAGACTTGATGATGTCAGATGGAATTCTTAATATTTTACCTAAGAAAGATGATGCATGGGTAGATTTTGTAAGACCATTTTTAAGATTAACAAGAATAGAAAAAGATTTTTATAAAAATAAAAAAGATGAATAAAATGAAACAAAAAATAGATAACACACAAAAATGTGAATTTGTATTAAAATTAGAAAATAATATAGTATGCCAAAGGTTCTTTTCAGTAAGGAATTTTAATAATTTAGCGACATATTCTTTAGACTTACATTACACCATAAGTGACATTGTAGATGACATAATTAGAGATTTAAAACTTAAAACATTATTTTTATTTGATAGGGATTATAAAGAAAGTCCTAATGAACTACAACAAGAATCGGAACATTTTACGATAACATTGAAAAAAGGTAATCACATAATTTACGATAGAATTATACGTGCCGATGTCTACCCCCCAAAAGTAAGATACACAGTAGATATAAGACCACAAATATCTTATATTTTAAGAGAGCTAACCCAAGTACTGTCACAGAAAAAAATTGTTACAAACTACCAAGATTATGATTTAATTGTCAACCACTAATGTATTTATTATAAAAGAAATTAAGATATGAGAGACAATAAAAATTTTGGTTACCTAGGATATAATTTCCAACTTAAACTATTAAATTTAATAATAACAGATAATACATTTTTTCAATCAATAATTGATGCAATATTACCTAAATATTTTGATAACCAGTATTTTCGATTAGTAATGCAACTAATTAAAGAATATTATGAAAAATATCAAATAGCACCGTCATTTGATGCTTTAGACCAACTTACTAGAATAGAAATTAGTTCAGAAATGGCTAGAAAAAATATATTTGATATGTTAAAAGATATTAAAGAAGTTTCTTTTGAAGACCATTTATTTATTAAAGAAAAATCTATTAAATTTTGTAAACAACAAGAGTTAAAAAAGGCAATCCGAAAGGTGGAAACGATAATGGAAAAAGGTGATTTTGAAAGTTATGATAAATGTGAGGAGTATATTCGTGACGCTATTAAGATTGGGGATGGAGATATAGGTAGTTTTGAGATTTTTACTGAACTTGAAAAATTACTTGAAGAGGATTATAGACACCCTCTACCGACAGGAATAGATGGTTTAGATAATATTTTAAATGGTGGACTAGCAAAAGGAGAGATTGGTGTTGTATTAGCCCCTACAGGGGTAGGAAAAACTACAATGTTAACTCGTTTCGCAAATACTGTATTTAATATGGGATATAATGTCTTACAAATATTTTTTGAAGATAACCCAAAGATAATCCAAAGAAAACATTTTACATGTTGGACTGGTATCCCTAATGATGAATTAAGTAATCATAAGGAAACAGTATTGGATAAAGCTGATGAAATGAAAAAAACTGGTGGCAAGTTAATATTAAAAAAATTACCATCTGACCAAATGACCATGTTACAAATTAAAAATCAGATAAGAAAAATAATATCTGAAGGAAATAAATTAGATATTGTATTAATAGATTATATTGATTGTATATTAACGGACCGTCATTTTGATGATGAATGGAAAGGTGAAGGTTCTACTATGAGAAAATTTGAAGCAATGTGTAACGAATTAAATTTAGTAGGATGGACAGCGACCCAAGGAAACAGAACTTCTATATCTTCGGATGTAGTAACAACTGATATGATGGGAGGGTCTATTAAAAAGGCACAAGTAGGACATGTAATAATATCAGTGGCAAAAACATTGCAACAAAAAGAAATGGGACTCGCTACCATAGCCATAGTAAAATCTAGATTAGGTAAAGACGGTATTATTTTTGAAAATTGCAAATTTGATAATAGTACGTTAGAAATAGATACAGAAACTACACAAACATTCCTAGGTTTTGAGAAAGAAAAAACCGATAGAAATAGAGAAAGGGTTGCTCAAGCTCTACAAAGAAGGCAACAAGTAATAAATAAAAATAATTAATAAAAATAAAAATATGGAAGTATCGAATAAGATTCTATCGGATATAACTGTTTATATGAAATATGCAAAATATATTGCACAATTAAATAGAAGAGAGACTTGGGAAGAATTAGTAACTAGGAATAAAAATATGCATATGAAAAAATATCCTCATATTAAGGAGGAGATTGAAGAAAAATATAAAATGGTGTACGATAAAAAAGTACTTCCATCAATGAGAAGTATGCAATTTGGAGGAAAACCAATTGAAATATCTCCAAATAGAATATATAATTGTGCATATTTACCGGTTGACCATATTGATTCATTTAGTGAAACAATGTTTTTATTATTAGGAGGGACGGGAGTAGGATACTCTGTTCAAAAACATCATGTAGCTAAATTACCACCAATACAACACCCCTACCCAAAAAGAAAAAAGAGATTTCTAGTTGGAGATTCAATTGAAGGATGGGCTGATTCAATTAAAGTTCTTATGAAATCTTATATGAATGGTGGCGGAAGTAGAATTGAATTCGATTATTCAGACATTAGACCAAAAGGTGCTAGATTAATAACCTCAGGAGGTAAAGCTCCAGGACCACAACCACTTAAGGAATGTTTGGTTAAAATAGAAGGTATTTTATACCATAAAGAAAATGGAGAACAATTAACAACATTAGAGGTTCATGATATTGTTTGCTATATAGCAGATGCAGTATTGGCGGGTGGTATTCGTAGAGCTGCATTAATTAGTTTGTTTAGTGCAGATGATGATTCTATGATATCTTGTAAAACAGGTAAATGGTGGGAATTAAATGCACAAAGAGGTAGAGCAAATAATTCTGCCTGTTTAATGAGACATAAAATAACAAAGAAGTTCTTTATGGATTTATGGAAACGTGTAGAACTTTCAGGAGCAGGAGAACCCGGAATTTATCTAAATAATGATAAAGATTGGGGAACTAATCCTTGTTGTGAAATTGCTCTTCGACCTTATCAATTCTGTAATTTATGTGAAGTTAATGTATCTAATATTGAATCACAAGAAGATTTAAATGACCGTGTAAAAGCAGCAGCATTTATTGGAACACTACAAGCTGGGTACACCGCATTTCATTATTTAAGAGAAATATGGCAAGAAACCACAGAGAAGGATGCATTGATAGGAGTATCAATGACAGGTATCGGTTCAGGTAAAGTATTAAAATATGATATGAAAAAAGCTGCAAGTTTAGTTAAAAGAGAAAATACTAGAGTAGCAAAACTAATTGGAATAAATAGAGCAGCAAGAACAACAACAGTAAAACCTGCAGGAACAACTTCTTTAGCTTTAGGCACATCATCTGGAATTCATGCATGGCATAATGATTATTATATTCGTAGAGTTAGAGTAGGTAAAAATGAAGCAATATATCACTATCTAAGGGCCAATCATTCAGAATTGTTAGAAGATGATTATTTTAGACCACATGACACAGCTGTAATTATCATCCCACAAAAAGCACCAAAAGGGGCTATTATGAGAACCGAGTCCCCGTTCCAACTACTAGACAGGGTTAAAAAAGTTGCTAGTGAATGGGTTAGACCAGGACATAGAAAAGGTTCAAATAGTCACAACGTTTCAGCAACAATATCATTAAAAGAAAATGAATGGGATTTAGCTGGAGAATGGATGTGGGAAAATAGAAAATTTTATAATGGTTTATCAGTTCTTCCTTATGATGGTGGGTCGTACATTCAACCACCATTTGAAGATTCTACTAAAGAAATTTATGAAGATATGATGAAAACTCTTACTGAAATAGATTTATCTAAAGTAGTTGAATTAGACGATAATACAGATTTATCAGGTGAATTAGCATGTGCAGGAGGAACTTGTGAAATAGATGTAGATTTAAAATCTATAAGTTTAAATGGAAATGGTAAAACAAAAGAAGTTGAATTAACATAGAATGTTAAGGATTCAAGATACTATCTTTAATAATTTTAAAATCTGTTATCTTATCTTCTAAGTATAACATAACGTTAGAATCACACTCATCAGGTGTAGGTGGACAACATGGTTTATATGGTGGATTGAAAGAATTCGTTATGTGGTGATTTAAATGTCCACAATCAGGATATTTTTGTACTGGGTCAAATGTTATGGAAATTGCATATGGACCAAATAAACTAGTAGGGTCAACATGCTCCAAATGCCAACACAGTGGCATTGGGTTTGGTACCCCACCAACATATACCACATAAGCTCTAAATGCTTGTTGGTAATTATTCACACCTAATTGACCAGGTCCAGTACCTGTAATTGCTTGCCAAACACTTGTATACATAAGTGGGTCCAGCTGGTACCTTACACTAGGGTCACAACAATTAACAATCATGTTAGGTGCAAATGATGGAGGGACATGTCCCGTACAATCCTCACAATTAGATGATATCCAAGCTGTATATGTATAAGTTGGGTTGCCATATACACCAAGGGAACCTATAGGAAGACCACCAGGATTTATAATATTATTATACCGACATCCGTTTGGGTCACCTGGTAATGGGGGAACTGTAATAAAAACATCTGAACACTGTCCACCATAACCATGATTATAACAAGAAGTACAAGTTCCGACATTAAAGGTTGCTTCATCTACTATTTCCAATAATTTATAACATAAAATATAACTATGTGGTACTAGTGGTTGGACGATTTCCACACTTACCCAGTCACCTATACTTGGGAAAATCCCATTCAATGGACCATATCCTCCTCCTTGCCAAGAGTCTTGTGGTGAACCTTCACCGAACAAATAATGACACTCCCATATACCGGAACCTAACTGATTAGGTTCACATAGCAAACCCTGTTGCATATAAGTACACCAGATATAAGCTCTATATCCTACTCCTGGTATTAATGTTTTTACTTGGTCGAATGTTATTGCCATAATTTTCTTTTATTATAAATATTACAATTTTAAAACAAAGTAATCTTACAAGTATTTATAATAAAAAAGAATGCCCACACAAAGATACGGTATAACATTTCCATTTGTAGATAGCTCCGAAGGGTTTTTTCTCGGGCTAAATACGAATACAGAGAGTGAGGTAAGGTCTAATCTCATACATTTGATACTTACTCGTAAAGGTTCTAGATATTTTTTACCTGATTTTGGTACTAATTTAACTACTTATGTGTTTGAACAAATGGACACAACCACTAAATTAGCTATTGATGGTGAGATACGTGAAGCGGTCAATAAGTTTATTCCTAGTTTGATAATTAATAGTGTAGAAGTAAAAACATTAGAAGATTTAAAAGCAGAAGAAAAAATTAATGAACAAACAACTGATTTATCTATGGACGACGGAAATATGAGTTTTGTAGGAGAAGCTCAAAGGGATTATTCTATAAGGGTAAGAATTGATTATACTGCTGGAGACGGTGTATTTGAGACTAAAGATTTTGTTATAATAGATTTATAAAATGGCAGAGAAAAAAATAGCATATACCGAAAGAGATTTCTTGGGTATTAGAAATGAACTTTTAAGATTAACAAATACCTATTATCCGGATTTAATTAAAAATGCTAATGACGCTTCTATATACTCAGTATTTTTAGACCTCAACGCTGCAGTAGCAGATAACCTAAACTTTCAGATAGATAGAACTTTCCAAGAAACTGTACTACAATATGCTCAAGAAAGAAGTTCTTTATATAATATCGCTAAAACATATGGGTTAAAGATTCCTGGTAATAGACCGTCAGTTGCATTAGTAAATTTATCTATTATAGTTCCGGTTCTAGGTGATAAAGAAGATTTTAAATATCTTGGTAAAATAAGAGCGGGTGCACGATTCCGAGGAGCGGGTCAAATATTTGAGTTAATAACAGATTGTGATTTTTCATCTCAGTATAGTGCAGAGGGAATACCAAATGAAACTATAATACCTAATTATGACGCAAATGGAATTATTCAAAATTATACTATAATAAAAAAAGAAGTTGTCGTTAATGGAATAACCAAGGTATTCAAAAAAGAAATAAATGATGCCGACAGCAAACCATTTTTTAAAATATTCTTACCAGAAAAAAATGTAATTGGAGTTACCAGTCTTATTCAAAAAGAGGGATTAGGTTATCAGACAATACCTGCTAATACAGAGTTTATATCTAGAACAGCCAATAAATGGTATGAAGTGGAAGCTTTAGCACAGAATGAAGTATTCATAGAAGACCCTTCGATACCAGCAGATGCACCAGGCATTAAAGTAGGTAAACATATAACAGTACCTCAAAGATTTATTACTGAATTTACACCGGAAGGGTTTTTTAATTTAACTTTTGGAAGTGGTAATCAAACCTCCCAAGATTTATTAGACGGGTTTGCATCAAAAGGAGTAAAGTTAAATATGTCCCAATTTATGAATAATATAGCATTAGGTAACACAGTTAAGGCTAATACTACACTATTCATTCAATATAGAATTGGGGGCGGAAAATCTGCAAATATAGGAGCGGGGGCAATAACTACAGTAGGAAATATAGATTTTGTTGTGGCAGGACCAAGTCAACAAATAAATCAAACAGTAAAAAATAGTTTAGCAGTAACAAATACGACACCAGCTATAGGAGGAGCAAATCAAATGACACCTGAAGAGATAAGAAATTATATATCTTATAATTTTGCAGCCCAAAATAGAGGAGTTACTATAAATGATTATGTGTCTAAATTAAGAACAATGCCCGCAATCTTTGGAGCACCTGCTAAAGTAGGTGTTACAGAAATAGAAAATAAAGTTAATTTAAATATTTTATCATATACACCAGATGGTAAATTAACTTCTTTAGTAAGTGAAACTCTTAAAAGGAATATTGCAAATTATTTATCTAATTATAGAATGTTAAATGACTATATTTTAGTTGGAGAAGCAAGAGTAATAGATATTGCTTTATCTATAGATTTAATTTTAGAAGAAGCAGCAAATGAAGGCAGTATAATAACTAATATAATTACACAAATTAGTGATTATTTTGCGGTAGACAAATTGGAATTAGGAGAAGATTTAACATTAGGAAGGTTAGTAAGTTTTATTATGACACAACCAGGAGTATTAAATCTTGTGAATATAGAAGTCTTTAATAAAGTAGGTGGAAATTACTCTCAATCGATGTCTACACAACCATATATAAATGCAACAACCAAGCAAATTGGGTTGATAGATGATACCATTTATGCACAACCTAATGAAATATTACAGATTCGTTATCCCGACAAAGATATTTCTATAAGATTTAAAAAACCAAGCAAACCAGTATTTTAAAAATCTTTACTATACAATTATCTTAAGTACTTTTAATTTTAATGGTGGAACTATTTATTTTATAAACACCATAAATATAATAAAATTATTTTATGGGGTATAATTAAGAAGATAAAATATGGCCAAATCATTTAGAGTAAGAACTGATGTTAGAACTAGTGGTGCAAAAGATAAGAATATAACTTTTGAACTTAATCAGGACTTTGATTTATTAGAAATTCTTAGTCTTTCTTTAACACAACAAGATGTTTATACACGTATGTGTGCAGATTTTGGTGTAGTTGTAGGAAGAGTAACTACAAATGCTGGATTCGGTATACCCAATGCAAAAGTTTCTATATTTATACCTCTAGATGATGCCGATGAAAAAAACGAAGTAATTAAGTTTTTATACCCTTATAAACAACCTTTCGATACAGATGAAGATGGCAGAAGATATAATTTACTTAGTAGTGAAAAAACCTTTGATTGCCATGTAAATGTAGGAACCTTCCCAACACTAAATAATGTATTAAACAATCAAGAAGTTAAATATGTTTATGACAAATATTACAAATATACAGTAAAAACTAACGAAGCCGGAGATTTTATGATATATGGTGTACCAGTGGGTGACCAAACCATTATTATGGATGTGGATGTTAGTGATATTGGTTGTTTTTCGTTATTACCAGAAGATTTTAAAATAAAAGGTTATCCAGAGTCAGATTTTGATGGACCCAGGTTTAAAGATGACCGTACTATAGATAGTCTACCACAAATAATAAATTTACAAAAATCTATAGATATTAGACCATTTTGGGGTGATGAAGAGTTTTGTAGAGCAGCAATTACAAGAGTGGATTTTGATTTGTCCGCAACAGGGTTTAAATTAGAACCTACAGCTGTTTTTATGGGGAGTACTGCAACTGATACTGGTAAAGATTCTGTGAATAATAATTGTCGTCCTAAAGCACATATGGGCGACCTATGTAGCTTAATTACTAAACCAGGTATAATAGATTGTATAAGGTATACACCATTTTTTGAAAATGACCCCAATGCTTATCCTGATTGGGCACCAGGAGGCTGGAACCCATCAGGTGGTGGGGAAGTTCCTGTATTAGAAAGATATTATCTGGAAGATGGTGGTAGAGTAATTGATAATACGGGAGCATTTTTAGTTCATATGCCGATGAATTTAGATTATATGATAACTAATGAATTTGGTGATATGGTATTATCCGAAGACCCTACTAAGGGGGTCCCAACTAGAACTAGATGTAGATTTAGAGTAAGAGCTGAACAAGCAACTGGAAGTGCAAGACTAAGGAGAAGGGCATCCTATTTGGTACCAAATATTAGAGAATATTATAAACATTGGGAAGGTAATGATAATGGTGATTGGCCTGGGATTGAAGCAAGTTCATACGCTTTTTCCATACACTATAGTGATTATCATCCATGGGCACAAAAAAATATGATTCCGGCAGCAAAAGACGTATTCTATGATATGACCTTTAATAGGGTTTATACTTTTTCACAATTTCATGACCATATTAAACATGGTGG